CTGTCTGGATATGGTAATACCGGAGCTGCTCCTAATGGATTAGGAGCAGCTCCGGTATTACCATATCCAGACAGGTCTTGCGTGGTATTAGCGACCGTATCGGAACAAGCCAATCCAAGCGGATAATACGCTACACATCCTGCTATATCCGCCGGTGTCCGATTACAATCCGATGACCGTCCCCAGGGAGCATCGGATTGTCCCCATGGATGCGACCATCCAACCAATATTATGAACGCAAGTAACCACAGTCCGATCTGTCTGGAAGGGACGATCATGGTCGTCCCTTCCAGAGAATCGCACGCACGCTGGTCGTGTCCCGCATCGTCGTATATGACCGCCCGAAGACATACAGCACACCCCGTCCGCGATACACTCGAAGCGGGTACGTATACCAGAATTTTGAATCGGTCAACGTCGCTCCTTGCCAGTCATCGTCAGTCGGCGTTGCCGTGATGAAAGTCGAACTTCCGATGCCGTTGATCATCGGTCCATTACCGTCCTCGTCGTAAAAGTGCCACCAAGCAGAGTCTATCGCGGCAGAATCACCGGCTCCGAAACAAGCAATTTTTAACGCCAGTGTAAAAACCGTCGCACCGACGAGGTGCCCCTCTTGACTCGTGTCAATCGCCGCGACTAATAGCGTATCCGTCGCGGATGTATCCAGTCCGACCGAATCGCTGTGAAGCATTGCGCGTCGTCCGAAGTAATCGTACATCTGCGGCGACTCCGGAATCGGCTCGGCGTTTGCTGGTTCGTATCCACATTGCCAGAATCCAACCGTCACAATTAAACCAAATACTACTCCGACGATAAACATCCTGACTGTCTTGGCATTTTTGCTTTCTACCCGTTTATGAGTGTTCATAAACACCCTCTCTTTTCTTTATTAACGTTTGATACATCTAACTGTTCGGTGGTGTCATGCGTCCCCGCTTGACACTTTATCAAACCACAGCAACGATTCTACATTTACAGCGAGTGTGAAGTGGAGGTTTCTTTCCATTGTGATCCAACTCGTATTTTACCTCGTCAGGGTTAAGCCCCGGGTTAATCCGTTGTGACGGCAATTGAGCCTCGTATTCTTCCGGTGTCATGGCGATCTCCTTGTCCATCTGAGCGAGGCTACCGGCGATCTCCCATTCCATACCGTCGAAAGGACTGCATATATCGCACGCTCCGTCCATCGTCACCCACCTTGCTTTCTTGACGTCCGCTTCACGCATCTGGTTCAACTGCCCATAAGACCGCATCCGGACGACGGACGTGTTCACGATCGCTTGTGCTTGATATGTTTGGATTGTTTTCACTTTACTTGAGAGCAAATCCTTGAACGCATCGAGGACGGTTGGGTCTGTCCGTCCAAATAAACCGGCGCCTTTTTCGAGGAACTGTTCTTGAAGAAAATTCGTTGCCGTCTTTTCAACGGCTTCATTTCTGACAAACTTCCCAAGATAGAACCGATCTAATTTCTTCAATGCTGATATCGCACGTGTATCCGGGCCGCTGAAGCTGAACGTCGCAGGTGCACTCACAGCTTCCCATGCTGACCGATCTACGATCCGGTAATACTTGTACGTATCTTCAACAGCTTCCGAAACGATGTCCGTCACTGCCTCTCCGCTCATCGCATCGCCGACGTGCTTCTGGATGATCCGCCAGATCATTTGCCCGAACGTGTCTTCCGCCATATCCCGAAACTGCGAGTTCGCGAGGAAATCCTCAACCGCTTGGATCGCACTCTTGCGAGCGTCATCCGACACCGGTTGAAGAGCGTTCAAGTAATTTCGCATCCGCTTACCCACTTCCTGCTCGGTAGGACTATCGGCAAGTTCAGTTGTTCCCCCTCTACTTGTAGGGGAACCGACATCATTTCCCCCCTTACTTGTAGGGGGGGAGTAAGGGGGGGTCAACTCGCCTGTGGTGTCATGCGTCCCCGCTTGACGACCTATTCTAACGATAGGTCGTTCGTACTGATACAGCCCGTTCTTCCGGGTCAACTCGATTGACTTTGTAGCGCTTAGTCCACCTCCGAACCCAATCCCTCCGAATCCACCATAAGCAAGGTCCGGATTGTCCGCCGACGCATAACCCATCTCACGCGCCCCCTCGTCCGCTGAAATGTATCCCGCCGTAACATTTGACCGGATACGGGCGTGATCCTGAGCTTTCGCTTGACTCACAGCCAACGGATCGGCTTCAAAGTTCTCGTTGAATTCCACAGACACACCCGCCGGATCAATACCTTTGAGCGCAAGATGCAACCGGAACAGGAACCGTAACGCCTCCGCAACACGCCTTTGATACGGACGCACCTTACGTGTCTCCATCCGCCACAGGATCTGCATCGCCGCGAGTACAGGCTTATATGCCCGACCAATAAACGCGCCTTCAATTCCCATCCCACTTAGAGTGTCTTCTGTTATTGAGTGTAAGAAATCAATAGATCCTGTCGCGTTCGCAACCGGATTGAAATGTTTAAGCTCTATGTCGTCGAAGGTTACGACAAGTCCTTTATTAAGGTTGCCGGCAAGCGACTCCGCGTACCGATTAAGTATCGCATTTAGTTGAATAAGGTCGTCCGGATTTGCGGGATCAAGGTCCTCCGGCGGGTGAATCGCCGCATTAACAAGCCCGACACCTCCGAACTTCTTGAAGAAATACTTGACGTTCGTATTGATGTCATCCAATAAAAGGAGCGACGGAATTGATGACATAAACGGCGGGATCGGATAAGGGCTGTTGTCCTGAAAATCGAGGATGGAGAACTTGTAAGTCTTCGGATCCAGTTGTATCAGATCCCCTCGGTTCGTCAATTGATGCGGCACGAATTGCCCGTCGGTCAGTTCGAACCGAATCTGGCGAACCGGTACAAGGGCGACTTCCAGTACGCCGTCACGCATCTTCGTCAGTATTGTTTCAAAGCTCAGAGCTCCGTAGATCGCCAAATCCTGCAGGCAGTGATCAATGAGTCCTTCGATCCCTCCTGCCATCGGAAGAATAGCACCGGACAGGTTGTTGATCTCTTCATTGATCCGTTCTATATCACTTTCTTTCCTGTCCGTGATAACAATCTTGTGCCCCGATGATGCCAACGACCGAAAGTACCGCCACCCTTCGTTGACAAGAGGATTAATATGGGCTGCACGACTGAGAAAATCCAATATCTGTGCAGGTGCCCAAGGGCTGATCCCACGCCAGCTTTCCAGCATGGAGCTCATCCCGCCGGCGAGAGTTGTATGTTCAGCGATGGACTTACGTTGACCGCTGTCACCTGCCGCCAGACCGATCGATCTCGTCTTCTGTGGCTTGTTCGGTTTCGGTGGTTCAACAACCTTCTTTCGACCGAATATGTTTTCCCACACACTCATTAATATCTATCCCGCAAAATAATTGTCATTCCCGCGAAAACGTCGGGTGGCACGGGCTACTTGTTGCCCGTGTTTCTTTACTCATTCATTACTATAAGGAGCAAATATGCCGACCGTCAACCTGCTTTCACTTCCATCGGATTAGCATACGCCGGCAACACGCCGGTGTAACGCTTTGCTCTCGCGCCTCGGATCGTCTGGACGAGCATTTCCAAACAATCAACAGCGTCGTCGTGTGACCCTTTCGGCCATGTCAATAGCTCGTCAATCAACCATTTCAGGTTTCGGCTTATTCGGATTGCCCGCTGTTCCAACAGTGGAACGAGTCCCATAATCCGCAAATCCTTCGGTGCCGCGCCTTTGGCATTCAGTTCCTTGACGGCGATGTATCTGCCCGACTCCTTTCCGACTTCGCGGATCGTCTGTGCCATCGCCGCTTGATAGGCGACGGATTCAATCCCTGCCCGTAGCGTATTGAATCTGTCATGTGAATCGAGGATCACCTCTGCTTGACGGGAGAACCCGAACCGTCCGCGAACGCCGTGTCCAACCCAGATCGTTCCGTCCGGTGCCTTCCACCCAACCAAATTTATAAAGTAGTCCGCTGTTTTCTTCTGGCTGATCGCCAGATCGCTGGCTTGATAGGCGGGCCATGACGTATCCACCTCACCGTCGAACAGACACGCTTCAACCACTTCCGGTTTGAACGGTTGCGTTTCCGGATCAACCGGATTATTCTGATATTCCTGCTCGAACGCAACCGAACCGATTTCTTTCTTCTTCGCCGTCAGCTTTTCCGGTGTCCAATACTCCGGCCACAAGGTCTTGATCGGATTGCCACCCGCGTCAAATTCCTCAACGGCGCGGTAAATCTTACTCCAATAGCTCTCATTGTTTAATAGATATGACAGCAAGGCATCATGATGCAAAATTGTGCCGACCACAAAAATCTTACCACCTTCCGCACCCAACAAATTTGAGGCAGCTCTTTTCCACCATCGTTTTAGCTTAGCACACCCGGAACGACTTTCCGCCATCTCATCACCATCAATATCATCGCCTAAGATCTGATCGGGACGTATACCTTTCTTGACCATTCCACGCATCGACGCACCGGCTCCCAACGCCACAATCCGAACACCATTAGAAAGTTGCAACTTCTTCTGTGACCACTTACCACCCCTCGAAAGATCACCATAATCCTGGCGCAACATTTCGTTCTCATCAAGCTCATTGCTAATATCCTCGAGTAGATCCTCTGCCATCGTTGCCGTAGCTTGGATGATAACGATATACATGCTTCGCTTATTGACTGCCTGATAAAGTGCCGCTGCAATCGTGACCACCTGCGTCTTGGCGTGTCCGCGTGGTGCGGCGATGGCAACCCGATCACGTTCTTCTAATGCCTCAACAAGCTCATAATGAAACGGGGGACTCGGAGCACGGAAGATATGAGGCAAATAAGTTCTACCGAACTCGATGACGTGACTGCCGTCAGCTCGCGGTTCACACCGTGCCCTCCGCACTTCAGACGTTTCACCGGCTGTCCCGGTCGGTTGCCTGAGGACATCACCGGCGATCTTGCCGACGTTTTTCTTAGGACGAGGCAAATTCAGCCTCCGCCGCCGATGCAAGTTGCTCAAGAACTTCTGGAGTCAAAGCCTGCTCCAGCGCAGGCACACTGATCATTGCACGACGGAGCTTCTCCATCACACCCCGCAGTTGTGCCGGTCTCAGTTCACCGCCGGATTCACCCATGCCGGTCAATTTTATATAAGTTTTCATCGTAGCATTCATTGCGAATACCGTAGACGCAAAGCTGCTCGGTTCAAGATCTGCGATGAGATAATCAAGACACTGATCAAGAAGTTCACGCAGACGACCAGTGAAATATTCATAATACTCTGCACGTTTTTTGTCTGCTTGATCACGTTTCTCGCTTTGGATATTCGCGATCCGCTCCGTCCAGTTGTCCTCTTTCGCGAACCGTTGGATCGTTTTCCGGTCAATCGTGGAACAGTCCACCCGCTCGGATCGTAGCCGTCTCACAACAGCTTCATACGAACCCAATGCCATATAATAGGTGAGTGCCAACTCTCGCACATCCGGATGATAAGCCATTAGAACGCCCCCTTCACAAGCGAACTGAGCACTTTGAACCATCCCAGCTTTTCGCCTATTACGATTGAAGTCAGCCCCAACAGCCAAAATAATCCGACCCGCAAATATAGCCAATGGAAAGCGAACTTGCGGCTTCCTTCATCCAATCGGCGGTTGAGCAGTTCACGTCTTTCTATCTCATTCTCTCGATCTTCCTTTAGTTGTGAGGTCAAGCCATCCACTGATTTTGTTAGATTGCTGACGCCTTGCATCAACTGCCCAAATTTCACTGGATCAATTTCAGCTGGCATATCATTACCCCTTCAGGTAGTTCTTTATGGCATCAAGTTTGCCTTTTTCCAATGCGATGCTTGCTTCGTCAATACGGGTCTTGGACAGAATGATCGCCGCGAGCATACTATCCAGATCGGCGTTGATCCGTTCAGCCGTTTCCGCCGCAAGTGCTTGTTTTTCCTTCAGCAATTGCGTGTTGGCTTTGATTGTTTCCAGTGTATCCTTGCGTAATTCCGTCTCCTCAGGCGGGATAGTTTGATACACTTCAAGCAGGTCGCTGATAGATTTTTTCAATCCATCAAGAGTCTCTTGGCTCATTTCTTCTCCTCTCGCTTTTGAGGGATGACCTTTTCGGCAACGTTCGCGCCCAGGTAGGCTGTGCAAATAATCATCCATCCGCTAAGCACATGCCGAGCCAGATCCAACGCTTCGCGGTTGCCCGCGTGGAAGCTCAACACATACAGGACCACCGCAAATGCCAACACCGCCGCCGCAAGGACTACGGTGAACTTCCGCCCGCCTGGTTTGTCGAGCAGTTTCATTGTTTCCATACTCGGTTCATGGCGCTAACCGCTTGGCTGATCAGAAGGTCAATCGCTTTCTTGAGTGCCCATCCGTCAAACGCCTCCAACCAGAACGGCAACCGGATCGCGTTGTCAATCTCGTCGAGCAGATTGTACTTGCTGTCAAAATGATCAAACACATCACAGACCAGTTTGTGTTTGATCTCACCTTTCTTCGCACCCTTGACGACCGTTTCAGCGGATTCCACCAGTGTGGTGATCAGGTCGAGAACGTCCAGCACTTCGATGTTTCCGTCGTGGATTTTCTTCCAATTGGCGATAACGGTTTCACCCGTTTGGATCAGGGTTTCTTTCATCGTGTCCTTTTTCGGTGTGCCCTTTTTTTTCGTATTTTTTTTCACAGCTTCATTCCTCTTGAAATTTTATATTCCAGTGCTGGCAGAACCCCTCGTCTGCCGGTTATAAGTTTCCCCCCCTACTTGTAGGGGGGGAGTAAGGGGGGGTCTCTATTTGTCATTCCCGCGAAAGCGGGAATCCAGTTTGTCTATTCGGTTTCTTTTGATGTTGAAAAATTGAGGTAGTCAAAAATCCCCGTGGCGATCGCCTGGGCAATTTTCTCGTGAATGGCATCCTTCCCCTTCAGCAGTGCCGCATCCTCCGGGTTCGATAGGAACAGAGGTTCAACGATCACCGCTGCTGTTGGAGGCTTGATTTTGCGGAGCCAAGCCACAAGTTTATTCTCCTTGTCACCGCGATAGTAGCCCATCTTGATCCCGCGATCTTTCACCCCGCAGCATTCGACGATCTGTTTTTGGATCATTGTCGCCAAGGTTTGGGATGTCGCAAGAGTTCCGTGCAGGGTTTCGGCGCCGGAGGCTTGTCCAGAGGCTTCGGCGTTGAAGTGCAGTTCAACGGCGATGTCCGGTTGATCCTGATTGATGCGTCCGATCTTACTACTCAGCCTGACGTTATTGATGACGGTCACGTCGAGACCGGCGTCTTCCAACAGTGGACGCAACAGTTCGATCACCTTGACCGCTTCAGGATATTCGGACATACCGTGATAGGATGCGCCCGGTTTGGACTTCGTATGTCCGGCGGATATGACTACTTTGAATCTCATCGGTTCCTCTGAATTATCTCTTACTACCCAATATATGGTATAAATATGATAAGGTCAAGGGAATAACACAAGATATAGTGTGTTAAATTTAGACAAAAAAATACCCCCAGCCCGAAGGCTGAGGGTATCAATTGTTTCCCCCCCCTACTTGTAGGGGGGGAGTAAGGGGGGGTCTCTATTCGTCATTCCCGCATTCACCTTGTCATTCTGGCGAAAGCCGGAATCCAGATTGGGTGGCAAGGGCTACTTGTTGCCCGTGTTTCTATTCGTCATTCCAGCGAAAACGGGAATCCATCTGTTAATTTGTGCACCGCCTGCACAAGTTAACTCATCAGGCTATTCTGTCAGTGGATTATCATAACCTCTACTGTTCAACTCGCGACGAAAAGCGTTAAAATACGCAGTATAATTTTCCTGCGTCATTTGATCCTTGGTAAGGATAATAGTTCCCGCGCGGTCATACATAAGTCCTCTACCAGTCATCCGCACTTGCGTGGTGTCCTCACTGATTCTTTCCAGAGAGATTTGGAGGTCAATTCGCGACCGACTTGCTCCGCCTATCGCTTGCATCAATAAATGGGGCTCCGCTTCCTTATACCCATGGATAAGCCCCGTCTGCATATCTGCATTGTCAATGACGACGTAGTTACTTTGCAACACACTTGTGACTGATTTGAATATCTGCTCGTATGATCCGTGCAGTTTTTGGGTTTGCATTTGTCGTTGATTCCTGACGAATACGCGCGTTGCACACCCAACCATTAACAGGCAAAAGACCAATATAGTTAATCGCTTCATTTCCCATTCTCCGTTATGTCTGTCTTTTCTTTCACCATATTGACGGTTAATTGACCGATGTTCTCAGCCATATCGACGAACAATACTATCCCTTCTCCGATAGCGTAAAGCGTAACCCCAAGTATTGCACTTCCAAGAAAGAACAAAAATCTCACTGGAATTCCCATTGTATTTTGATAATTCCCCAGTGAGAATTCATTAACTAATGAGCTCACCAAAGGAAGAAAAGAAACTATCCCCGCGAGTATCCCAAGCACTTTGAACAATCCTGAGCAAAATACTAACGCATTGTATGGTCGCATAAGTCTTTATTCCTTCCTCCCTTTTATATCACGCCGGTATATCACCAGCGCTTGTTTATAGAAATTCACGTCCGGTATGAAGAATCCGCTGAACCGGATATTCTTCAATGCTTTAATCTCTTCTTCCGTCAGTTGAAGCAGAGTCATCTCGTATTCATCGTCAAGAAGCTCCTGCAACGCAGGATACACCTCGAACCCCTCTTCGTTGTTCGGCTCATACCGATCCTGATCAGGCTCCTTCCCTGTGATCAACCAGGTTAAATCGCAACAGAGTACCTCAGCGATCTTCTCAGCATCTGTTGTTGTGGGCACAGTTCGTCCGGACTCGAAATTTTGAATAGTCGTCAAAGATTTACCTATTAATTGAGCCAACCTTGACTGACTTATTCCCATTTCCGTACGAGCGCTCTTAATACGATACCCGATAAATTTGTTGTTACCCAACATAACAAGCCCATTTCACTTGACATACCCAATATATCACCTATATTATAGGTAAAGTTAATCTACTAACGCAATATAATGCATTATGCTTCCAGTTGCAATACGTGTGGCGATGGCTCGTAAAGGATTGTCACAACGTGACATAGCCCGCCACCTCGGAATATCCGAGCAGGCAATCAGTTTCATCCTGCACGGACAGCGTCAAGCCCGCCGTTCCAGAAAGTTGATCGGTGAACTTTTGGGCGTCGATCTCGATGTGCATGTCCCCGTCCGTGTTCCACGAAAGATCGCCTATTCTAAACCTAAACCACAGGAGCCGAACCAATGAAAGAGTGCATGACCGAACAAGACCAGGAGTGCGCCACACGCATCACCATAGCGTGGCTCGAATCAATCAGCCAACTCGGTAAACCTATGTCCGCTGGTGATGTCGCTGAAGGTTACCAAATCATCGCCGATGCGGTGCTCAGCTATGTTCCGCCTGAGCATCGGAAGGAATCTGATCATCAGACGCCGCCTTCACAGAACGATAAGCCCAGTTGATAACATTATTGTCATTCCCGCGAAAGCGGGAATCCAGATTGACGTGTAGGCAGACGCCCTCGTCTGCCTGCCTTCCGTCACACGAGGGAGTGTGACGACTCTTCCCCCCCTACTTGTAGGGGGGGAGTAAGGGGGGGGTCAACATTAAATACTGTCATTACGAGGAACGCAGTGACGAAGCAACCTCACACAAACAGGAGAAAAACCAATGAACAACGAAGCACCCGCAGTCAACCCTGAACTCTTCAGGAAAGCCGCATCCGTCATCGAAACCATCAATGACAGCCTGCCTCCAAACATCCAATTGAAAAGTGCCAAAACGGAAATTGGCACTACCCTCAAAGGTGAGGTCTGTCTGGAGCTGACCGCCACGATATCGATGATCATTTTTCCGGAGGATGGTCCGTCGCATCAGTAGCACGATCCTTCCCCCTCTACTTGTAGGGGGGGGGTCAACCCCTTTTGTCATTGCGAGGAACGCAGTGACGAAGCAATCTCAACAAACAGGAGTAAAACCAATGCCTTATGACCCCAGAATCACCCTCAAAGAGTTCCTACGAACCAGGGTGCAAAACACCAACGCCGAAATCGCAAAGTACCTCGGGATCACACCTGCGTACTTCAGTATGATACTCAACGGCAAACGAAATTTCCAACCGGATCAAAAAGAGAAACTGATCCAACTCATTGGCACAAAGACCAACCCTGATCAAATCATCTTTCCAGATGAGTTAACTGGGGCAACCGTTGCACCAGTTGCCTCCGATGAAGACGCCGAGTCGGATCGTGCTGTCAGTCCCTATCTGCTTGCCTTTCTCAAGGCACGTGGTTGGTCAGTTCGGAAGCTGGCGAAGGCAATCAATCTTGATCGTGATGAGTTGCGACGGATCCTTGCCGGTCGTCCCGTCCATTCGAACCTCACGGACATGTGTACCATAGGAGCGATCAGCCGCGCTATCGGCGTTGACACCGACCATATTCCATGGTCACATCCCAGTCAAAAATGGGCGGGTGACTCCGCCGCAAAGTTCGGTCGCGAACATCCCGAGATGACTGTGGAGAGGGCATTCGAGATGCTTCACAAGGACCTCCGCAAAAGCGGCGTTGATCCTTCCCCCCCTACAAGTAGGGGGGGAGTAAGGGGGGGTCAAAACGACATCATACCTCCTTCCTGCAGGGGAGCCCGATGATCCTTCCCTCCTAATAATGTTCCTGTCAGGTTTCAAGCGAAGCGTAACCTGACGGGGAATACGACGGGTGGCACGGGCTACTTGTTGCCCGTGTTTCTTTACTCATTACAACTCATTACAAATAGGATCAGCAATGTTAACCATCAACCTGCCTAACGGCATCATAATTCTCGACAGCCTGAATGCTGAAGACATGACTTCCGATGAACAATTCGCGGTCAAAGAAATTACAGCACTGGCTTTACATTCAGTCGAATCCTCCGCCTATACCGGTCGAATTGACAAACTCAGGAAGGCACTTAACAAAGTCAACCTACATCCTCCCATCATCGCCACAACTGTCGGAGCTCAATAATGAAAGATATTTTTTCAATTTCTCACCGCATCGCGGACAACGGACAACATCTGATTGATAGTGTTCCGATGACGTTGTGCTACGCAATTCAGGTCAAGGTCAGCCATGACGGAAACTATGCTGTGATCATACAACGCTCCGACCCGGAACACCCGGGACGTATCAGCCTCAGATACATCCCCGTTGACGACGACCCGGACATAGATGTGATCCTTGCATCCGTCCGGCGTGAACTGGAAAGCAAACTGGTTTGTCGTTGCGAGGAACGCAGTGACGAAGCAATCTCAAAGAACGGTGATCACCCTATTAACTTCCTCCCCCTCATTGAAATGGAGACAGCCAATGTATCACAAAAATAGCCTCTACGTCGAGATTGCGCAAAATAACGGTGAATACGCCATCGTATTCGAGCATCAACCGTCTGGTGACGGGCGGTTGGTAGCATGTGCAAAAAAGCCGGACGAAAAAACTTTGATCGCCGCCTTGCGCCGTGCGATGGTGCAGTTCCCGCCAGTCAGCGAGGTCGTCACAGATCAATCGGCGATCTTCGCACAACGGGACTTTTGCGATTTTCTGTTATGGATGCGAGTCCACCACAGCAGACGCCCATTTAGATTTTTAACAGTTCAATAAAAAGTAGCAATTTCCCCCGGTGAAAACAAGAGGTTGAACCACTCTTTTTTTTGTAATTACGACAACAGAAAATATTTTGAAATGTAAGGACAACGAAATGAACACAGGAAACAAATTGATCCGATTGACAAACAAGCTGCGGGAAGCGTGTAGCAAAGCCGCGCGATCCGAAGAGTTCAATTCCGCAGACAAACTGCAATCCTTTGGACGGTTGTTCGGTCTATCGGAAGATTCGTTCAACAACCGCCTCTACGGTCGTGTTGACCTGGACGACAGCTTCATCACAGAAGTTTTCCGCGTGATTAGGGAACAAACACCTGACATCGCAGAACAGTTCTTAAGGGAATACTTTTTGGATCAAACGATCCGCATCTCGCCAGAACCAGTCATCCCGTTGAACAACGAGCAGATGCAAATTCTTGTTTTTCGGGCGATGAATCGGCTGGGCAAACTTGCGGACGACCATGCAAACCACATGTCTGACGGGCTGTTAAGCGTGTCCGAAAAAGAAACAGAAATCGGTCACGCCGAGATTCTGATCGAAATGCTGAAACGGTATGTTGCTGGTTTGCATCTTAGCCTTGACAATGAAACCAGTAGGAATACACAATGACGGATGATTTCCTCCCTACGTTTTTGAAGCCGATGCGGACAGAGAAACCCTACTGTCCGCTTGACGCCACCACAAATAAGGGGGCTCGGACAACCGCTTTCATCCTAAAGTTTCTATTGGATCATCCGGGACTCCCGCACACCATAGAGAACATCTATGATGCGCTCCAAGCTCATCATCTCGGGGACGACAAATTTAATCTCAAGCATGTGGATCGGGTGGTCCGAACCCTGGTTTATATGCGGCTCGTCGAACAGTATGAGGGGGGCTTCGTCGCCTGCAGAACCACATTCTATAAGGCGATCAACAAACATATTGAATCTCTCCGCGATATCCAAATCAACGCATCCCGGCGAGCCAAACAATTCACACGAGAAAATCAATAATGGCGAAAAAGAAAAATAACCTGCCGGCTGAAGCTCCCGCCCTACCGCCGGATCATCCATTGAATCAGATTATCCCATCCCACCTTCAGGATAAGGAATACGACGAGGGCTGGGCGTTCGAACAGGTCAACCGTTATGTGGCTCAAGGGATTGAGTCCTTCGCTCACGCCGCCAGCATATTAAGCTGGATCGGCGCGAACACAGCAAAAAGCCGCTTCTTGTCGGTGTGCGAAAAACATGGCATTGAACCGGACGTAATGGCGGTTGCGTCGTGGGCGGCGGCTGATTATTACGGACTGGACAAAACCGGCAAACGGACCAGTCAAAGGAAGCATCAGAAGCGGTTACCTCTTTCGGAACAAATCAGGTTCCCCCTCTTGGATTCTGATCAAACGCCGGATGAGGATTTGGAAGGTGTGCTGAAAAACACCCGCAGGAAAGTCGGGCGTCTTGAAACAGAGCTCGAGGTCGAAAAACGCCGTCTGGAGCAAGCGGAAGAGACGAACGTCCAGATGCATCACCGATTGACGGAACTGGAACAAGCGGGAGAATGGAAGCCAACAACATCTCTTCAGCAACGGCTCAAATCCGATCTGGAGGGACAGATGTCGCGGGTAGAAACGCTCGCCGCCGCGATCAGTGGAATAGTCCTTCCTGATCCTGTTGATCATGTACTGGCAGGGGTTGTCCTTGATTTTATAGAAGGGACTGAGGCTCGCGTGCGTGCCGCCACAGGACGTCTCCGACTCCAGCTTGGCAGTGGAGACATTGATATGATAGTGAGGACAGAAGCTGAAGCTGACATCTCTGTCACGTCTTTTGAGGAAGGGATCAAGCTGATCCTCACAAACAGCGACAATGAACTATCCGCCTGTCATTCCTGCGAAAGCCAGAATCCAGTAGATGACGATTCCCACCCTACTGGTAGGGGGGGAGTAAGGGGGGGGTCAAAACGAACAAACACCCGACAACAACGTCGTCTACCTTGATCCGAACTATAAACCGGATCAGGAATAATAATGACTACATCCGAGGATATAAAACGGGCGTTTTTAGAGGACGCCCGAAAAGTCACCACCCCAAAAGGACGAGGCGAACTCGTCTCCCAGTGGGCGATCCAATTGAATGTGAGCAAAGCCACATTGTACCGGTGGCTCGCTGACAGTGGAATCGCGCCAACCCGTATTTCAACAGGGGGACGCAAGCCACGTCACACTATCTCTGATGAGGTGATGGAGAAAATTCTCGGATTAATACATAAGACCAAAAGAAAAACCGGCAAAGCAACCTTGTGTTATGAGGATGCTATTCGGGGAGCGGAAGACCTGAGGTGGATTAAACCAGGATCATTGACCGTGCCGCAACTCGTCTACTGGGCACGAAAAAACGGGCTACTCCGCAGGGACATCCTCGCAAAAGCACCTCACTTAGATCTTAGTAGTGATCATCCGAACCAATGTCACCAGCTTGACTGGTCTATCTGCCTTCAATGGGATTTCGGAGACAGAGGACGTCCGATGAAATTCTTGTCTTGGACACAACAACTGGAAAAAAACAAGATCGTGGAAGTCGCTAAACGGCGTCAATATACGATCTGGCGCGGGCTCATTGTGGATCATTACTCCGGTGCATTCTTCCTTCGGTACTTTCTTGTACCGGGGGAATCCGCCAAAATGACGCTCGATTTCCTTGAAGAGGTTTGGTTCGCACACACTAACAGAGCACTGATCTTTCACGGATTGCCGGACATCCTACTCACGGATAGAGGTCCTGGACACACATCCAGCTTTGTCAGGAACTTGTGCCGTGCGTATGAGGTCAAGCTCCAGTTCCACCAACCCGGTGCGCCGAATGTCAAAGGATCAGTTGAAGTACACCATAACATCGTTGAAACTCGCTTCGAGTCAAGACTCCAACTCGCACCTCCCACCGACATCATCGAACTGAATCGTCGAGCTGACGATTTTCAGGTGGAATGGAATAGCGGTCGCACCTTCAATCGGCACGGGCAACCCCGCTTCCAAATGTGGCAACAGAACATCGCCGGACACCTGTATATTCCCAACTCACCTCAGCAATTCCGCGACGCCGCAAGATCGGAACCACAGTCAAGAAAGGTAGACGCAAACGGTATCATCCATTGGAAAGGGAAACTGTACGAGATTCCCGCTGAATTCAAACGCTTGACCGGCAAGAAAATAGAGGTTGTTGTAATGCCGAGGCGGCAACCAGCTGTCGCCGTCGGATTTAAGGAAGAGTGGCGATTGGCATATCCGATTCGGCACGACAAAGCCGGATTCCGGGCGGATGCCAAGCCAATTTCAAAGGTTCACCGTGTTCCGATTGATCGTGCGGAGAGTTTCCGTCGGTCAACGGACAAAACGGAATTGCCACCGGCAAGGGTTCATCGAATGACGGAAGATGAAAAGCGTTCCGTCGTTCGTCAGTATCCATTACCGACGGCGGTTGTCCGCACTGGTGATCCGTCCGGCGTCATAAAGTATGAACCGAAAGAAGCGATCCGATTGGTGATAGAGGCGATTCCGGATATGTCGTTCGACCTCAGAGCAAAGCTATCGGACGAATTGCGTCCTCGTGAGAACATCACCGACGCAGAACTGGATGAGATCATCGTCAGATATCATGGTCTCATAGAACCTATTCAAACCGGTTATAGTGCAGGATAAAAAAATTATGAATACACAAACACCCTTCCAAACAATGCTCCAGAAGGCTGGCATTAGCCAGCGCCAATTAGCATTCCGCACCGGTGTCTCACCGGCGGTGATGTCCCAACTGGCTCGTGGCATCTGGATCAAGACAAACCGACGCGGTTTCGAGCGAAGATTGAATGCGGAACTGAAACAGATCGGTATCACTGATACCGAAATCCAACAAGTTTTATACGGAGAAGAAAAAATGAAACTGGGCATATCAACAGCCTTGAAAATTATGGAAATGGAAGACAATCCGTTCGATCCGGCGATGATCCGGGGCGAGCGTGACATCTACAAAAACGAGGAACATACCGACGCCGTATCGCGAATTGAAACCGCCGCTTTGGAAGGCAGGTTCTTCATATTGATTGGGAGACAAGGCACAGGAAAAACCACCGCTCTTGACGCGGCATCCGTGAAACTGACACAAAGTTCCAGATGTCGGATCATTCGTGTCCCCGCGCCGGATACAGAGCGTCTCAAGATCGGACATATCATTGATTATCTCGCCGCTCAGCTCGGGACGAAATACCGTGGTTGGAATAACCAGCGAAAGCTGGGGCAGATCAAGGACATCCTCGCTCAGCCGGGTTCCCGTCGTGTCCTACTGGTCATTGACGACGGACACGCCTTGCACGGTATGACGCTGATCTCGCTGAAGCGGCTTTATGACATCCTCAAGCCGAACGCAGGATTCGATCACTTGATCGGGATCGTCATCTTGGCGCAGGAGCCTATGTTCGATACTCTTGACCGCATTGAGGAAGTCGGTACTCACGTGACGTCATTCCAGATGTGGGGCTTGCAAGGAGCGAATGAAGTTGCCGCCTACATAACCCAAAAACTCCGTAAAATCGGTAAAACACTCGCCGATTTTTTCGACGGGGATGCGGACGTACCGGCGTTGATCTGGAAATACGAGGTCGCCTTGAATCCGCAACGCAAGACGGAACGGTGGATTGAACCTCGCAGACTGCATCAGATATGCAAAGACCTGATGATCGCCGCCGTCGCTGCCGGTGAAAAGCGCATCGGCAATAATCATGTTGAAATATATTATTCGGTGCTTTGATATGGAGAAACCGGATAATTTTATGTACACATGGCGGCGGAATATGGAGCATCCAATCCGTATGGAAATCGTCTCTATCTGTTCATGGGACGAAAGATACGGAATAGCGATAATCTGTTATGATAATGGGAATGGTGATGTCCGGCCCATTAAGAAAATCAGCAGAATCAATAATCCGATTTTGAGAGATATTCTCGGAATTCACCCACTTCACCCAAAACACATAAGGAAAATGAATGCCACGCAAGAAATCTACTGTCAAACTGCTGACTGCTGAACAGGTCAATGACGCCATGGCGGAATACGCCTATCTACAAGCGGAATCAGAAAAACTGGAAGCTGAAACGAGACAAAAAATCATTTTGTTGGACGAGGCACTGGAAGAACAAGTTTTGCCAATCGACCTGAAGATGAAACGGCTCAACGATCAAATCATTTATTATGTCACTTTCTACAGAGACCAATTCGCTGACGATCGTACTAAGACAATGAGGCACGGACGGATCGGTATCAGAAAAGTCCGCTCCGACAAGTTGAACGTAAAATCGCATGTCAAGGGTGTGGCGTCTTTGAAGGAACTCAAACTGTTCTCCTGCATCAGAATGACGGAAAAAGTGGATGTGCGGGAACTCATCAAACAACCGGAAGACATTATTGAGCAGGTGGAAGGTGTCAACTTCCCGACGGAAAAAGAAACCGCATGGTTCGAAGTGAACCGCGAAGCCGAGTCTGAAATTGGCTGATCCGAAAAATACAGGTGGGCGCATGCCTCCACATAATTTGGAGATGGAGAGGGTTGTCTTGGGGGCATGTCTCATCAACCCAAACGGCTTCGGGCAGGTTGTGAACGTTGTCAAAGCCGATGGTTTCTACAGTCGGCGACATAGATTGATTTTCAAAGCGATGGAAAGGCTGTTCGCGTCCGGCAGTCCGATTGATTTCCGGACGGTCAACGAGGAGTTGAGGCATTCGGATGATCTTATCGCCGCTGGTAATTCTGTCTACTTGATCGGGCTGAGCAAGGAGGTCGCCACAGCGGCTCATGTGGAACATTATGCCACGATCATTGCAGAACAATATGCTCTAAGGCAGTTGATCGTCAGCACGACGAAAGTGGCGTTGGAAGCCTACGAGAAGACCGCCGACGCCGCTGGTCTTATTGACGAAGCGATGCAGGAGCTGTTCAATATCTATGCGACCAACCAGCGTGGTGGGTTCGAACCAATAGCCCCTATTTTGGGTAGACTCCACGAACACCTTGACAAGCTCCACAAACGCGGTGATGAAGGGCTTACCGGTGTCGGATCAGGGTTCGATAGTTTGGATAATATGACGTCCGGCTTCCAACCGGGAGACCTTGTTATCCTTGCAGGACGACCTTCAATGGGCAAAACCGCACTTGCGCTTGACTTCGCGAGAGCCGCCTGTTTGCAACACAACACTCCGGTCGGTTTTTTCTCTTTGGAAATGGCATCCCTGGCAATTGTGATGCGGTTGGTTGCGGCTGTGACGAAGGTTGAACTCTATAAATTGCGTTCGGGAAAAGTTCCGGCCAAACAGGTGGCGAATCTATCAAAAGCCACAACAACATTATCACAGATGAAATTTTTTATTGATGACACCGGCAGCCTCGGGATGATGGAGCTTCGAGCCAGGGCGCGTATGCTCAAACAGAAGCATAACATCGGCATCCTGTTCATAGACTATCTACAGTTGATGCAACCTCCCAAAGCCGACAGTCGTGAGCAGGAAGTAGCTCGGATATCGCGGGGGTTGAAGGCTTTGGCGCGTGAGTTGGAAATTCCGGTCGTGGCATTGTCACAGCTATCGCGTGCGGTGGAGTCGCGTGGTGGTGAAAAGAAACCTCAGCTGGCTGACCTGCGCGATTCCGGAGCGATTGAGCAGGATGCTGACGTTGTGATGTTCGTCTGGCGACCTGCCCAATATAAAGATAAAGAAGAGAAATTTGAGGAGCTTGATCAGTCTACATCGCTTCTGATCCGCAAACAGCGGAACGGACCGACAGGAACGGTGAATCTGACCTTCTTGCCGGAGATTGCTTCGTTTGTGGAGCAATCCGACAAACGATCCACTGAAATGGCTGACTCACACACTGAACAGGACACAACCAAAGATGATGGAACACCATTCTGACACCTCTTTGTCATTCCCGAGTAAGCGGGAATCCAGTCATTAAGGAGTATACAAAATGAAACAGATGACATCACAAGAATTATTCGTTCTGAAGGTCATAGAACGACATCGAGGACGTAACAATCCAATTACAGCAAAGCAGCAGACATTAGCGAGCGCTACGTCCGTGCGATCATTCGGCGTCTGCGGATGAAATACGCACAACCGATCGGTTCAAAAACGCAACATCCTGCTGGATTCTTCATGGCAGCGAACGCCGAAGAGCTTCGTGAGGTTGCTGAGGTATGGAGTGATTTCGGTATTCAAGCGCTTGCAATGGCATCCAGGCTGACAAAGACGTCAAAGCGTGATATGATGTCCCAGGTTGATATTGAACTGGGAGAAGCGTTGGAGGCTTACGATGCTTGACAGGAAGCCCGATCACACGATAATGACACTTGCACCTAATCACCAACTCCGTCTTGGTATCCCAGAGATTGATCCTGAAGAAGCATGGATAGAGCTGTGGAATGGATTGGCTGGATGTAATAGGGCTGGCTGCCTAAGGGATGGACTCACAATGGTTTATGATCGCATTGAAAAGTTTTTTGGTCCCATGATTCCAAATATAAGGTACTTTCGCACGTTGCCTGATTCCGATCAATGGGAACTCGTCGGTGATGTCATGGCGCTTGTTGGGGAATGTTACTGATGCCGATTAGGAAATCCGAACGCCATAAATATCCTGCCAACTGGAAGGATATATCAACCGCAATCAAACAACGTGCCGGTTGGCGGTGTGAATGTGAAGGCGAATGCAGTACTGATCATCAGGGTCGTTGCGAAGAGCGACATGGAAGTCCCGCTCTGCACTTTAGAGGGAAAGTTATCCTTACAACGGAGCATCTGAACCACGATCCAACTGATAATCGTCCAGAAAACTTAAAAGCAATGTGTCAGCGTTGCCACTTATTATATGATCTAAACGAGCACTTGAAAAATGCTCGTGAAACGAGGCATCTAATATATCACAAGGATCAAACTGAGATTTGTTTCTATGAATGATATAATTTCACATCGTCGTCGGCAATGGTTCTATGAGTGCGGTCAGCTCGGGATCGACGAGGAGAACCAACGCGTCATCGCCGACAGGATCATCCCGGACAATCACCCTCAAAAATGCGACGCCGACGGTCAGGTCAGCCGTCGGCTTTTGTTTAGTGAGACCAAATTATGGAATCAAGCGATCAAGTATTTGAATGATCTTCAGCAGAAGGCGCCGAAAAGCCGGAAAGATCACCGAAGACGAGGTAGATCACAGCGTCCGGCTGGTGTGACGTCGTCGCAACTCTCATATTTGCGTCACATGGCGCGTGAACTTGGTTGGGATGATCGTGGTGAGGATGATATGGATTTTCGTTTAGGCAGGTATGCGAATCGGATATTGCGTGATGCTCCGCGAGTGGAGCGCAACATAGAATGGTTATCATCCAGCCAGGCGAGTAAAATTATACAGGGCTTAAAAAGTATGGTCACCAGTTACCAATCTCACTCCTAATTCCTCCATTTTGTTCCGTCTAACATAATCAACACATCAACACTCTCACCCTCTGAATACCGGGACATTTTCGTCCTCATTTTGTCCCCTTTTCACACTTGAAACTCTATCTGGTTGCATTTTGCTCCCCTATTTATTATCATCTTTCTATACCGGGAGGGCGGACATTCCTGTCCGCCGATAAGAACGATTTGTAAAGAAACACGGGCAACAAGCTGTGCCGGATCATCCGGTAGCCCGTAGTTTATCCTGTGCTGGCAGACGCCCTCGTCTGCCAGCTTTCCGTCACACGAGGGCGTGTGACGGCACATTTATAGATATCAATCGGACAACTTCCGTAGCAATGCTTCAATCGTCGGAACATCACAATATTGACCGCTTTCCTGTGCCAAATCAAGCGCTGATTCAAGTAGTTCCGATCCATACTCCATCAACAACCGCGCTAACATCACACGCCCCTTGATGATCACCTCCACATTTCCGATCTTGCTCGCCTGTGCAATCCCTTCCTCAATCAATTCCGCACCGGATCGCTTCCTGCTCCTCCGTGTTCCCTTGATCTCCGGAGTAAGCGTACCATAAGTTGAACCGATCCCGATTTTCGAAGAAGCGATTTCAGCCTTAGCACCTCGAGCTATAGCGATCTTCAATGCCTTCTTGAACTCCTTGAGAGCAAGTTCCATCTCCCCTTGATCGATTAACACAAATCCGAGGTACCGTCTGGCATACTCTTCGACTGGCTTGCTGTTCCCCTTCACAGCCAACTTCACCGCTTGCTCCAGAGTTTCACGCGCCCTATCAAGTTCACCCAAGTAATGGTAAGTTAATCCCATATTCAACAGAACCAACGGTTCTTTCCCACGCTCCTTATTCTTGCGAGTCATGTCGAGTGACTGTTTATAGTACGAGAGAGCTTTTTCAAAATCCCCGTTTTCAAGATGCCATGTCCCAATATTGGTCAATGCCTGCCGCATCCCTACTTGATATGCCGCTTGTTTGGAAATACGGAGCAATTCCTCCTGGGTGGTGAGAGCTTGTTTCCGTTGTCCTTTGGCTTTGTAAATTGTCGCGAGGTTCCCAAGGTAATAAAGCGTAATCTGCTTAGACCCAATACTACGGGCAATTTCCAATGCTTCTTCATAAAGCCCCAACGCCCTGTCCACTTCTCCTTGCCGATAATACAACACTCCTAAATTACCCAGATTGACCGCTTCCGATTTCCTATCGCTGATGTTCCGCGAATAATCAATGGATAAATTGTAGTATTCGATGGCACGATCAAAATTTCCCAATGCCTTGTAAGCCATCGCGCAATTCGTCAATGCAGGCGTTATACCCTTCTCATCGTTGATCTCTTCCGCTCTGTCTTTGGATCGTGTCCAAAATTTCAATGCCTCTGCATACTGATTTTGAAGGAAATGCCACGTGCCTTCTTTACTGTCAATATTGATCTCACCGAATGGGTAATCCATCTCCTGCAAGATCTCACGGGCTTGATCAATAGTCCGCTTCATTTCATCGAGATCATTGATCCGATAATAGTAACGAGCCAAATCGTCCAATGTATTGACCTGTTTGATCGTATCGGACAACTGTTGAGCAATGTCAAGCATACTTTCCAGATCGAGCTTTAGTAATTCTACCTTCCCGATGATTGCGAACACCATCGACCGCATTTGCAACAGTTGATACCGTTCTGAAAGATAGGTCTCTTCCGAAGCCCGGTCGAGTGAACGAGTATAAAAATCTTCAGCACTCTCATTGGCGAAGATGTTGAAAGCTTTATCACCGGATTTGCCCAAATATAGGATCGCTCGTCGGCTGTCATCGGACATATAGAAATGGCGCGCCAACTCTTCGTACCATTCCTTTAAAAAGTCGGTATGCAGATCTTCCAAAACCACACCGATCCGACGATGATATTCCCTACGATGTGCAAACAAAAGACTATCATAGGCAACATCTTGTGTCAGTAAATTCTTGAAAATGTAGTCGTACAAATCATTGTCAGCGGTGTATTCGATGATCTCACGCTTCTGTAATTCATCGATGGAACTCTTGATCATCTCATAAGTCATTTCCACTGGATAAGAACTGGTCAACACCTCTTCCTCAAATTGACTGCCGATCACCGAAGCAACTTTCACCGTGATCCCTGCTTCCGGTCCCAACCGATCCAGTTGGCTCATAATCAAACTCGAAAGCGAATCCGGCACTTCCACTTTGGACAGATCACCCTCCGGAACTGCTTTTTGTTTTTTTGTTTCAACGTCGGGCATCAACCTAATTTTGTCCTGAGACCTCATTGTAGCGATGAACTGTTCCGTGAAAGAAGCGTTCCCACGAGAAGCATCATAGATGAATTTCATAAGGTCCGGATCAATGATATCCGCTCCCAACTCATTCAAAGTCATCTGTTCGGTCTCTGCAACGGTCAACTCGGATAACACAAGCGATGTTGTCATTTCACTGTCCAGAATTTCCTGGACAAATTTGTTGATCTCCGCACGTGTGGCCAATCTTTTCGTCATTAAGAATAAAATCGGCATATCTTCTGAACATCGCATCAGATACGTTAACAGTTCGATGGATTTCTTGTCGATCCATTGGCAATCTTCAAAATAGAGTAATAGCGGTGATTCTTTCGTGAGATATTGAAGATATTCCACCATAAAATCGAAGAGATTCTCCTGCCGGAGTTGCGTGTCGAAATGCCGTGTGATGTCGTTTTCCGGAGATTCGATCCCCAAAACAGCCGCTATGATCGGTGTGCGGAACGAATGTTCAGGATCGGCTTTGGCGACGATCCGGTTCAATTGCTCCAACACACCTTTCCCACCGCCTGCAGCAGGAAGTCCCATTAATTTGCGGAGTATGGATATCCAGATAAGGTGAGGCGAACCTTCCGCATAACTGAGAGCCTCACCCGCCGCAAGCACCAATTCGTTACCCTTGACGATATCCAAGACTTCCTGCGCCAAACGAGTTTTTCCGACCCCAGGCTTGCTCTGAATGACAACAGTCCTCGACTGCCCGTCCACCACTTCGTTGATAATATCCTCGATCTGATCCATTTCGTCCGCACGACCGATAAGAGGTTTGCGTTGATCGCTGAACATAGGACGCTCTTCAATCTTAAGCCCCAAAACCTCATAAACCGCCATCGGCTCCTTCATACCTTTGAACTGTACATAGGTCGCTTCGTCGAACTGAAGCGATCCCTGTGAATGATCATAAGTGGTTTGATCAATCAACAGCTGTCCCGGACTACTGTAAGCCATAATACGAGCTGACAAATTGACAGCGTTTCCCATAACGGTGTATTCCTGCCGACTCGCCGCACCAACCTCTCCGGCGAAAACA